TCCTAATTGGACGGCACATATTGTGGCTGATTGTCCACCTGAAGAAATACAGGAAGGATTAAAAACGATTGTTGAGTTCTTTAATGATGAGAGATTTAAACTAACCATTCTACCTGAGAGACATAATGATTGGGGACATACACCAAGACAATATGGTTTGGATAACGCAACAGAGGAATGGGTATGTATGAGTGGTGAAGACAATTATTATGTACCACATTTTGTGGATAAAATGTTAAAGGCCGGTGAGAATAATCATTTTGTTTATTGTGATATGGTTCATAATTGGATTAATCAAGAATATGTTCCAATACAATCCACATTACAATATGGAACAATTGATATTGGAAACTTTGTATGTAAAACCAATATGGCCAAAAAAATTAAACTAAAAAGTGAATTTGAACATGCGGATTGGTTATTTGTAGAAGAATTTAGAAAAAAATATAAACACGCAAATATAAAAAAAATATCAGGAATATTATATGTACATAATTAGAAAAGACCATCCAATAATGAGAGACCAAAAAAATACAGAGGGTCTCTTAGATTTAATTAGAGAATTAGGAGATGTATCCGATAAGACTATGGTTGAGATTGGTTCATTCATCGGTGAATCAACTATAATCTTTGCAAGACATTTTCAACATGTTATTGCGATTGACCCATTCTTACCAAATTACGATGAAGGAGACCCTACTAGTAATTTTAACTTTGACGATGTATTTCAGGAGTTTAAAAACAGAACTGAAGAAAAGAAACAGAAAATCTCAATTTACAAAATGAGAAGTGATGAAGCAGTAAAACTATTAAAAGACAAATATGATTTTGTTTATATTGATGGTCTTCATACATATGATGGTGTAAAACAAGATATAATCAATTATCTACCACTTGTTAAAGAGGGTGGTGTAATTGGTGGTCATGATTATACAAATCAAATTTCACATTTGGTTGGAGTATATAATGCAGTAAATGAGATGTTTGGAAAACCAGATAAGGTGTTTAAAGATAATTCTTGGATAAAATATTTATGAAAGTAGCATTAGTTTGTGTAGCAAAGTGGGAAGACTTTTACTTAGACGAATGGTTAGAGTACAATAACAAATTAGGATTTGATAAAATTATCATGTACCAAAATGATTGGAGGACTGATATAGAAAAACCATATCTACAAAAAGAGATATGTGATGGTCGTTCTATTCAAGTACCATTATATAACAAAGTATTGGAAAACAATACAGAATATGATTGGATTGCGTTCATAGATTGTGACGAGTTTATTGTATTAAAGAAACACAATAACATCAAAGAGTTTATTGAGGAGTATGGTTCAAAACATCCTGTATTATCTCTTAATTGGTTTATACATGGAAATATGGGATTGGAAAAGAGAACATCTAATTCATTATTAAAAATGTTTCCAAAAAGAAATAAAGACATTAATGAACATATTAAAGTAATTGTTAATACAAGAACCAATCAAAGAATGATATTACCACACAATTGTCATAATCAATCTATGGATACAAATGTTAGATTTTTTAACGGACCGTTTAATCCGAATGGACCAAGTGATGTTGCGTACATAAGTCATATTCACAATAAGACCAAAGAAGATTGGGAATTAAGATGTAAGAGAGGAAGGGTAGATTGTGAAATTCAACACGACCCAAATAGATGGGATAACGAGTTAGGACAGAATGAAGATGTGTTAGATTTATCTGCACATGATTTTTTATATGGAAATTAATATAACACCAACAAAGAGACAAAGTGAGGCATGGAAATATCTTACCGATGACAAGACCAATATAATTTTATTTGGTGGTAGTGCGGGCGGAGGAAAATCTTGGTTAGGATGTTTATGGATAACAACATTATGTTTACAATATACAGGTATCAGATGTCTAATTGGTCGTACAGTATTAACACAATTAAAACTTACAACACTCAATACATTATTTGACTTGTTGAATAGTATGGGTCTTAAATCAGGACAACATTATAACTATAATGGTCAATCAAATGTCTTAACATTTTATAACAAATCAGAAATTATATTTAAGGACCTTGCGTACAATCCATCTGATCCTAACTACGATTCTTTAGGTTCTTTGGAAATATCTGCGGCGTTTATTGATGAGGCCGCACAGGTTACAAGTCTTGCATTCAGTATTGTTAAATCTCGTATTAGATATAAACTAAATGAATATAATCTAACACCAAAAGTATTGATGACATGTAACCCATCAAATAACTGGTTGAAGAAAGATTTTTATATTCCATATATACAAGAGAGATTACAAGATAATCAAATATTCATTCCATCCTTACCGATGGACAATCCACACTTACCAACATCTTATATTGAGATGTTAAAAGAATTACCTCCACAACAAAGAAAGAGATTATTGGAAGGTGATTGGGATTATATGGATGATAGTGATAGTTTATTCAAGTTTGATGAAATAACTAATTGTATATATAAAATTGAACCAAATCCACAAGAAAAGAAATATATGACTGTGGATGTAGCAAGGTTTGGTGATGATAGGTCCGTAATCTTCATTTGGGTGGGACTGGTTGCAATATCTTGTCACATCTATAGGAAAGTATCCACCACAGAATTATCGTCCGAAATACGAGACCTAATGAAGTTTCATGGAATCCATCCACAGAACACCATAATAGATAGTGATGGCGTAGGAGGCGGTGTTGCGGATATAATTAGAGGAACAAACTTTGTGAACAACTCAAGACCATTACATGAACAGAACTTTACAAACCTTAAATCACAGTGTTATGTAAAGTTATCTGAGATGTTTAGAGAGGGAAAGATTAGTTTAAACATATTAGAACCGGCGGTGGTAGAAGATTTAACACAAGAATTATTAGCAATAAAACTAAAAGATATAGATAAAGACAACAAAGTAGGTGTAATGTCAAAAGATGAGATGAAAAGAATATTGGGTAAATCCCCTGACCTTTCTGATGCACTGATGATGAGAATGTACTTTGAAGTTAAAAATCATAAAACAACAGGAAAATACTCAATAGCATTCGTATGATAAAATTTAAAATAGAACAAACAGAATATCAATTACCTGAATTTATCTCAATTGAAAATTACTCAAAGATTTACAAGATAAAAGATTTATTCAGTGAGGATTACTTTGCAGCAAAACTAATTAATATTGTTGCTGGTGCACCATTAAACGATTTATTACAATCGGATTACCAACAGGTTAATTATATGGCCACATATCTGATGAACTTATTCCCATTAGATAAACCACAATTTCATGACAGATTTGAGATTGATGGTGTCAAATATGGTTTCTTTCCTAATTGGAAGGATTTAACCTTTGCTGAATTTGTGGACTTGGATACCATCTCAACCAAAAAAACTGATGAGTTATTGGATTTATTACACATCCTTGCAGCAATCATGTACAGACCAATTATATCAGAGAAGTCTCAACATGACTATCAAATTGAGAAATATGATATAAACAAGATGAAGGAACGAGCAGAACTATTTAAAAAGAAGTTAGATGTTAAGTATGTACTCGGTGCTCAGTTTTTTTTTATCAAGTTCGCAAAGAGATTTTCAGGTTATACCCAAATGTCTTTGATACCGACCTTGTCAATATGGACGAAGATAAAGCTAGTGTGGTATATGAGGAAGATGATATGGAGAATGGTTTTCAAAAAACCTTTGGATGGTTCCTCGTCATCAATAGAATTAGTGGAAATGATTTTACGAAACACGAATACATCTATCAAAAAAACATAATAGAGATATTGAATCAATTGAGTTTTCTAATATCATATGACCAAGAACAAGTAAGACTAACAAAAAAGGCACAAGGTCAGATTTCATAATACAACACAAATAAATTTATATTTCTTAGTAGATGACAAATTATAAACAAATTATACAGGATTTAAGTGGGATGGCGTATTACCATCCACAGATTAATTCTTTTGGTTACGGTGACATTACACAGATAACCATGGATATTGAGACACAGAAAGAACCTGTATATACAAAGATGTATGTGGTACCTGGTAATGTGAGATTGGATGAAAACAGATTATTGTATGATTTTTCCATCATCATTTTAGATAGAATTAATGAGGATTATTCAAACCAAAGAGATGTTATGTCTGACACTTTGGAGATTGCAAAAGACATTTTTACAATTATCTACCAATCTTATACAGCCGAATATGGAGACTTTAGTTTATACTATACTCCTGAATGGGGTCCGAATGTTACACCATTCCTTGAAAGATTTGAAACGATATTGGGTGGATGGACGATGAACATCACATTAGAACAACCATTTGACTACAACAATTGTGTATTACCTATTACATCAGGTTTTACATTACCCACTTCAGTTAATGAAGTAAATTACAAACAGATTATAGAAGATTTAGAAGACTTTGCACTTAATCACGAACAAATTAATAGTTATGGTTATGGTGACATCACACAACTAACGATGAATATTGAAACAGAACAGGAACCAAACTATACAAGAATGTATGTTATTCCTGGTGATGTGGTATTGGACCAAAACGAATTGGTGACCAATTTTCAAATTCTTGTTGTAGACCGACTTAATAATGACTATTCCAACCAAAGAGATTTAATGTCAGATACTTTAGAAATATGTAAAGATATTATGGCTACCTTCTATTTATCAGAATATGAAACTATATGGCCTGCAAGTGTTGAACCCATATTAGAAAACTATGAGACGATACTTGCTGGTTGGGTAATGAATATTCAACTAACACAACCTTTTGATTACAATAGATGTGTTCTACCTGAAAGACCATTCACGCCGGGTAAAAAGTGGTATGAGTTGGCTGAACTGTGGAACGAAATATCAAAGGATTGGAAGAATGTATAAAATTTAAGAATTTAAAAATATGGGTCAATTAACTAACCAATTCGTATCACAATCCTATCAAGGTCTATTAAACCTTGCTAATGCGAATACAGGTGTAACAGCAACATTACAATATGTAACAGATGGATTAGGTGGAAACACGGCATTACAAATATCGGCGACAGAAGTAAATGTCACTGGTAGTTTTTATATTAATGGTGTTCCAATTACAAATGGGACATCAGGTACATCTGGTACTAGTGGAATAAATGGAAGTTCAGGTACCAGTGGAACATCAGGTTCATCAGGTAGTAGTGGAACTGCGGGTACTTCAGGAACCTCAGGAAATAGCGGAACGAGTGGAAGTGATGGAACTTCTGGTACATCAGGAACTAGTGGTGTTGATGGTTCAAGTGGTACATCAGGAACTAGTGGAATAATTAATTTAGATAATCCTGGTAATGGATATGTAATTTTATCTGATGGTACAACAACTTCAGCAACAGCATCAGCAGCATTCCAAATTTTAGGTACAAATATTTTTGTTACAAATCCAAGTAACATGTTTATGTCATCAGGTTCACAATTAAACTTTGATATTGGTGATGGACTTGATGGAAACTATTATAGATTAGGAAGAAAAGTAAGTGGAGTATTTGGAATTGTACAAGATCCCGGTAACCATCACTTATTAGATATTAGTACT